TTAAACCTGGTAAACCATTGTTTAACGGTGCAGCTGCTTTAACTTGTTTAGTTTGAGCCATAGATCTTGCTAAAGCTTTTGTATATCTAGACGCAAGTCTGTCATACAAATTGTCCTCAATAGCTTCTTCAGTGATAGCAAACCCAAGAGCAATTGTCTCGTGTGTGTATCTAGCTGTGAAAGTTTCTTGAGCACTGTCGTAAGTTACGCCAGAACCTTCTGGTTTAACTTGTGCTTGAGCAAATCCACTTAACATTACTTCTTCTTCAAAAGCTCTGTCAGATGACTCAGTTGTGTATATTTCAGCATGTTCTTGTTCATACTGTTTATACTCCAGGCCGAATAGTGCATTCAATCCTGGCTCTAGTTCTTTAACTAGTTGGTTTCGTGATATAGCCATAATTATATACTCCTATTATATCCCTGCTACGTTATTTCCTAAGATATGCTCATTAATGATAACTCTAAGGGCAAAGCCCGCAGCAGTAGTATCAGAATGATTTGGATCTCTAGAAACACCTAGTATTTTAAGTTGAGCAATAGAAGCACTTGTTGTAGCCGAAATTTTTGATTTCGAAATGAACAACGGAGTAGTTCCTACTGCTGCGACCTGGTCAGCACATCCACCAACTTCATTTTGGTTGAATGCAGTGTCCGCAGACATGATTTCATAAACCTGTCTAGGGTCGTCGTTTACGAATGCAACAATATCAGTAGCAGTGTTACTTGCTTTTGAAAAGTTTGCAAACGTTGGTTTATTTGTGTCGGCATCAGTATAGAAAACGCCATTCAGTGTACCCAGATTATTTGCATCTGTGTTTCCTGAAGCGAGTACAACACCATCCGCAGTTAATTGCACCATTGCTGCGTGCGAAATTAAAGCAGAAGAAGCTGCAACGCTGTACTCTGTAAGAGCACCTACGTTATCTGTCTGACCAACTTTTTTAATGGGTCTTAAACCGAACCCAGTTGTTGAAGCGTTAGCCATACGTTTTCTCCTTAAATGTACCTGCCCTTACGGGCCTCCAGTACGGTTTATATATTTCGCTGGTTTAGGAATTGTTAAAAAATTAACTTTTCTTAGAGCCACCGAAGGTTACACGAGTATCTCTATCAACATTGATAGGCATACTCTTATGCTGTTCCTTCGCAAGATCGGCGTCTATTGCAGCCTGCTGATCCTGTGCTTGTCTAGCATAGTATTCAGTTCTTTGCTGCGCGATCTCCTCTGGTACCCTTGTCAGCACAAGGCCTCCGTGCCCGATAACCCCTGCGTATTTGCCATCTGCGATAGTTGGAAAGTCCTCTTCGGGATATTCATCTGATCTTACTAACTCATACCCGGATCTTAAGCGTCCTTGTATGTTTTTCGTATCAACGAATCCTAGGATTTCTGTCCTGACCCATCTGTGTCTATATCCATTTGGCGCGTTGGGCGTATCTAAGTACGACGGTGGAGTCCAAACTTTCGGTCTCTCTTGTGGAGCTACCGTTTTTGCTTGTGCTTCAACTTTTGTTGAATCACTTTTCTTTGCTTGGCTCGCACGAGTTGGTTGTTCTTTTTTCATATGCTTATACCTCCTTCGTGTTCATAAGTTGTTTCGCATATTCTTCTAGCGGCACACCTAATTTTTTAGCAATTGCTACTTGAGATGATGTGAGTCTCACTGATTTACGACTAGTCTTTGAACTACGCGTTGCAGAGGCAACGGTTTGTGTAGGTTTACTAACCGGTTTGTCCATAGGTTTATCAAATTTATGCGGAAATTCCAACCTAATTCTTTTGTCGATTTCCGTATAATATTCGTCAGACCTAGGGTCAATTCCTTCTTCTTCGGTAAGTTTTCTATGCAAATCAAACGCTGTATACGTCATTGCACTATCTTTACCGAACCACTCATTACTACTAGCCCAATCTTCTGCCCTTGGATCTGGCGGAGTTTGAACTTGTTGTCTTGGTTGTTGATATAGTGGTGGTTGTTCAACAGGTTTTTCTTTAGATGCTGTTTCCTGCATCTGATGTTGAGTTTTTAATTCAGCTAATTTACCCTGTTCATAACCAAGTTGAGATATAGAGGCTAAAGCTTCTGTTTCAGCTTTAGGATCTTCATTCTGTCTAGCAGCCCTTAATTTTTCTTGAGCCGCTGCAATAGAAGAAGTAATTCTACCTTCCATTTCTGCAACATAATTTTTATCTAAAGAATCTGCTGTAGTTTTAAACTGATCTCTTTCATGTTTTATACTTTCAGCAAAACGTAAAGCTTCTTCTTTTTGTCTTTCAGCTTCACGCATTCTTTTCGTTAATTTAGCTATTCGCTTTTTAACACCTTCAGAATACTCTTCAATTTGCTTACTGTTGTCTTCTTGCTTATCACCTTCTTGAACAGCAGATTGCTCCACAGGTTTCTCAGATGTGTCATCGGCGCTACCACCGTCTTCAAGCTTTGTTTCACGTTCGTTTTCATATGTTTTGTCCTCTTGTGGTTGTTCTACAACCTCTTCTGTTTTTTCTTCTGGCAATTGAATATCTACTTCGGGACCGGAAGTATCAATATCAACTGTTTTCTTTTCTTCTTCTTGCATAGTATCTCCTATGATTGTTAAAATTCGTGGAATATATCTTCAGGAGTTTCCACGGTTGCTAAAACTTCATCGTCATTAAGAAGTCTTATCTCACCCCCATCTATTTTAATTCGTGATCCAGCATATCTTGCAAAGATAATCCAATCACCTTTTTTACACCATGGTCCTTCTGGGTATCTTTCTTTATCATAGCAGTGTGGACCCATTCTTAAAACTAAACCACAAGTTGATGCTACTTGCGATCGTTCTACTGTTTCGTCTGCTAATATTAAACCACCTCTAGTTTTTTCTTTTTGTTTAAAAGGTAAAACTAAAATTCTCCAACCTGTTGGTTCTGGTAGTTTAGAGTCTTCGTTGATTTCTTTTTTCTTTTCTTTTTCAACACCAACTAGTTCTTTATTTGGTAGAACTATCTTTTGATTTGATGCTGATAATTGTTCCTTCACTGTCATTTTGCTCCTTTGTTTTTAGCAGGGTGGATATTTCCTGTAATAAATACTGATAAGTTCGTATCTGCCCTAACATATACTGGTATTTTTCCATACTGTCAACATTACCATTAGTCATTGCAATTACGACATCATCGTGTCTCATTTTGATTATTTTTCTTATTTTATCTATAAAGTCCATTATAGGGTCTCTCCTCTTTCTGGTTCAAACTCGTCCAATATATCTAACTTTTCTTTAGCGTTAGCTATTTTTTCGACTTGTTTATTTACTTCTTCTATGTGTTGTGGGTGTTCTCCGATACCTACTGAATTATCTAAAAATATATTTGCAGTTGCGTCTGCTTCTGCAATATCAGCTTCGTATCTAGCTCTTAGTGCTTCTAGTATTGATCTTCTCATTTAACATTTCCACCTTCTCCGTGCTTGTCTTATTCGTGAATTAGGATCGTTACGAGTTTTTGCTGATGACCGTTTTAATTGTCCTAGTGATCTAGCGCAGTATGATTTCCTACGATTAGCAGCTTTTGATCCTGGCTTCACTTTTCCAGTCACGGCTGTTTTTAGTTTACTTCCAGGATTTGCTCTTCTATAGGCAGCGACACCTGCTTTAGTCATGCCTGCTCCAGACTTTGTAGATCTGTAGTTCTTTTTACTTCTTGAAATAGGGTTTTCTTTTCTTTCAGCCATTATACTCTACCTCCGAACGCCATTCGTTTTCGTTTTGCAAATGTTGCAACGTTGGTTGGCTTGCCTCCAGGATTACCCGCAGCTCTTTTTCGTTTGACAGCACTCGCCTTTTGCGAGCTTGACATCCGTGTGGCTTTTGCAAGTGGGACGCACTTTGGATATTTTCTTTTGCTCCCCTTCGATCGACCGCAAGGTTGATACTTGCCGTTCTTCTTTGGTGCTCCGATGTCCACCCATTTCTCTTTGACCCATTTTCTTAGACCACCTTCAGCCATTATTTTCTCTTGGATTTTTTCTTCTTTTTTCCACCTGGTTTTATTTTACCAGAACATACAGCAGAGCCATACATATTTGCGTACGCAGAAGGGTAAACCTTGAACTTACGTTTTGCTGCTGCTTTACCTTTTGCACAAAGTTTAGCCACAGACTTTTCTCCCTTTTTTGTAACCCATTCGTTTTGCAACTTGTGGAGCTACTTTTTTAAGTTTTCTTATTCCTTTTCCTTTTTTACCTTTAGGTAATGGTTTTGTCATAAGTTTCCTTATTTCTTTTTACTTCTATTTGCTTTTCTTACGGCTCTTCCACCTTT